GCAGACTCAGCCAGTTATCAATGATCTTATCGCTACCGAAGGCCAGCGCGGAATCAAAGAAAACCTACAACGTAAACAGATCGCCTCTGACAAGATGTTTGACGCTCTAGTGCATCACATGAATGAATCTCTCCGCATCGAAGGCGGATACAAATTCGAGAAAGAGGTAATTGCGCCATGCTGGTAATCGATCAGAAAATCACAGACAAGTATGCGATTTACAACGGCGATTCAGTCGAGATGCTCACCGCGCTCAAGAACGAGTCGGTTCACTTTTCGATCTACTCGCCACCTTTCGCAACTGAGAACGGGGGGGCGCTTTACCACTATTCAAGCTCAGACCGTGACCTTTCAAATGCGCGGTCCTACGAAGAGTTTTTCTCGCACTATGAGTTCATCGTCCGCGAGATTCAGCGGGCGACATTACCGGGACGTTTGACGGCAGTTCACTGCATGGACGTTCCGAACAGCAACAGCGGGAACGGTGACTCGTACACCGACTTCCCTGGCGACATTATCCGCCTGCATGAGCGGTGCGGATGGAAGATGGCCTCACCGCGCATCACGATATGGAAGGAGCCTCTCGCCGTTCGCAATAGGACCATGACCAAGGCTCTGGCGCACAAGTCGATTGTCGAAGACTCCTGCAATTGCGCGGTGGCTGGGGCTGATTATCTGCTGATCTTCAGGCGCTCAGGAACCAACGATATTCCGGTCACACATCGCCATGGACTTCAGAGCTACGCCGGTGCGAGGAAGATGCCTAAAGAACTCCTCAAATACAAGGGGTGGACCGGAAACCAGATCGAGAATCGCTACTCACATTGGATTTGGCGGCAGTATGCTTCAAGCGTTTGGGATGATATTCGCGGCAACATGGGAGACCGCAAAGAGAAAGGTGTCTTGCCGTATCGCGAGGCCCGCGAAGAGGAGGATGAGAAGCACCTTCACCCACTCCAGCTTGACGTGATCACCCGCGCAATCGAGCTATGGTCCAATCCGGGAGAGACGGTTCTCACTCCGTTCATGGGAGTCGCCAGCGAGGTGTGCGCGGCATTGATGAGCGGACGCCGCGCCATTGGATGCGAACTCAAGCCGAGCTATTACCGGCAGGCTGTGCGCAACGTGGAAGACGTGCTGGCGAATGGATGGCACGACGACAGCGGGCAAGAGATGATTTCATTAAGCGAAGAGTTTGAAGCGGTGGAAGAAGAATCTCTAACCACTGCACCCATCAGCGATGAATCTGCGTCCGACCAAGACCAGGACGACCCATGGTAATGGGAGCGGACAACTTAGCCGAGGCCTGCTCCATTTTCCACCGAGTGACCGCAATCGACCGTTGATCGACGCCAGCCGCAATGAGCGCCTGGACCCTCTCCTCTGTTGCAACCTGATCAGGCTTCTTGTCGCCGGTCAGGAACTGGTTCAGGCCGTAAAGCGTCTCGTCGAGCACATCGTCAAGATCCTCACCGGACACCTTGAGGATGGCACCAGGGCGTTCAGGGTCCGTCTTCCTGCTGGTCAGACTCTCGTAAGTCTTCGGGCAGAGGTCAGTGACGATGAATTCTCCCCTGCTCAACTTACCACTGAGTAGCTGAGCATTGCCCACGCTGTCCTTGGATGCCTTGGTGAGCGTAACCCCATTGAGTACCAGCACATCGTTGATCAAGTCGAGGTTACTCTTGCCGGTACCGGTGTGGGCATCCATGGCGGGGTCTGCGTACCCTGAGACAATCCGGCACTGCTGCCCGCCCGGCCCGATGCGCTGAATAAACTTCCGCGCGATGTGGTGCGCGTACTCCTCTGACTTCATCTTGCGCTCGACATCCTCGGCAATCTTATAGATGCGCGTGTTCTCGTGCATAAAGTAGAGGCCCGTCGCCGCGGCCGACCCAGAGTATCCGTAATCCATCGAGATAAAGTGGGTCATCCACCACTGCTCGCCGCACTCGCTGTACGGCATGATGTAGCTCTCGTTCATGAACGGGAAGAATGCGCCCTCGGTCGCACACCAACACCCTACCAGTAACTTCTTTTGAATATCTGCGGTCTGCGACTTGAGCATGTTCATCTTTCGCTCATCGTAGTAGGGGTTATCGCTGAGTTTTCCAGGGATAAATGCAGTGGTAAGCATGGTCGGACTGTCATCTTTTTTCCAGCGAGACCCTCCGTATACGGCGCATGGAATAACCGATCGCTCTGGATGACAGACCGGGCATTCGTTGTTTAGAAAAACGTATTTTAACCATGGCGTTGAAGGGTTTGCCGTCAATCGAATTCTATCTCTCAAGCCCCACTCGGGGGGCGTTGCTACCCACGGCAATAGGGATCGAACCCTATCCTCTGTTTGGAATTGCGCCTCGTCTATTCCCAGCCATGAAATAGGCTTTCCGGTGTATAACTCTACGTCGGTATCTTTGGCTAAGTATCCAAGGCGCATGATGCCACCGGAGGGGAAACGCCATATCTTTCCTCCGTCCGACTTTCGGCCGCCGAGTGGAGAGTAAATCTTCTCCATCTCATCCATAATGTTCGTCATTTCTGTATATGACTTACGAAGTAAAACCCCTCTGAAATGACTATTATCAAACTCCTGAGCAGAGTCAGCAACGAGCAGGTTAGTTTTCATTGAACCTGAAGTTCCGCCATACAATAGCATCTGCGCGCGGCAATCTAGTGCGCTCAACTGCGGAGAGCTTCCAGGCTTCCAGCCAGATACTTCTGATAAGTTGGCCGGAAGTGGAATGAAACCTCTATCTTCAAGCAAGGTTAAAGCCATAATCCTCTTTTGGAAAATTCAATCGTGCAAACTGGCCGCGCAGTTCAATCGCTTTTCTGTCGCGGGCTTTGGCTGCCGACTCTTTGGTTTTGAAGCATCCGATGTGAGTGTGCTTGTTCAAGTGCGATATGACAGCGACAAAACAGTCATTCTGTCTGTGGGCGTAAACGCCAATAAATCCGCTCGTGTTCTTCCGCGTGGCGCGCGCGTTTTGCTTGTTCTCTAAAACAGTCGAGATGCGCAGATTAGAGCGTCGATTGTCTAAGGTGTGGGTGATCTCTTCGTGATCTCCCTGCCTTGGGTCACCGCGTTTCAATCCGAGAATCTCGCGGTGCATGTAAATCTGGTGGCGGCCACCTATCTCTTTCCGAGACGATGAGCGGACAGCGTAAAAACTCTGGCTGTTCTCGCACCAAGTCGCGTACCACTTGTAAAGAGACAGCCATTCGTAATCATCGGCGTCAACAATGGTCGCCTGTCCCTTGGTCAATGGGATTGTGCGATACTCGGGAGTGGGCTGGGAAGCCAGTTCAAGCTGGTCCATTGGAGCGCCCTCCACGGCGCTTTGATCTCAGCCCCCATTTTACCTCAAAAGTTGGCCCATGGATCGTCTTCGACTTGTGCCTCGATCGTTGGCGTGTTTTGAACAGGGGCCTGTGCAACCTGTGGAGAATAGGTCTGTCCGCTGCGCTGGGTGACTACCTGCCGCGTCTCGGTGATCTGGTGGGTAATGATGGTCTGCTCAGACGGCCGGTAGATCCTGGGAGCTTCCTCTTTGGCCGGGCCGCTCGATGCGTCGGGCACAAAGTTGTCGTCGAGCAGCAGGCCGACCCTCTTGTATCCCAACTCGATAGCATTGACCTTGGGCGTGGCCAGGCTGGGCGTCGCCTCTAGCGTCTTGCGCGGGATGGTGATAACCTGCTTCAGTTCCTTGTCCAGCATCTCCACGTTGATGGTGCGCTTCTTGACGACCTGGACGGCAATCGCGGTCTCGATCGGCTCCATGCGCCGGCTGATCTCCTCAAATACCGGCTTGCGGCGGTAGATCGCCATGCCATCCTTGGCTGCAAAGCCAGACTCTAGAGCCGCTTTCTTAACGTCCCGGCAAGAGACATAGGCGTCAACAAAGCGCAGGAGTTGCGGTTCAAGGGGGATAGGTACGGCTGTGTCGACTTCCATCAGCGTCTCTCTCGCGTGAAAATGTCGTATATGGAGACTATCGCAGCGGGGATGAGCGCCTTGAGTATGAGCGCAACGATCACGACGAAGATCAGAGCGGCGAGATTCAGAGCGAGAGTGATCATGCGACAAGTTTACCCGTATTGGGAACCACTCCGACAGCTCGGTCGTCATAGAACTTTTTCATCAGGTGATCTTTCCGGTCGCTGATTGGCAGGTTCTGGCCAATGTTTCTCTGGAGCCATGCCTCGATTGCGGCCCGCGCGATGCCTTTTGGGTCGTTGGACACGCGGGCGGTAAATATGCGCACGTCGTCACCGTCTTTGATGTGCTGCTTGAGACGCTCCACCATCTCGGGAATAGGT